GGTACGGGCGTGGTCGTCGGTACGGGCGTGGTCGTCGGTACAGGCGTGGTTGTCGGTACGGGCGTGGTCGTCGGTACAGGCGTGGTCGTCGGTACAGGCGTGGTCGTGCTGGTCGTTACCGGAGCCTCATACTCAAACAGTATTAACAGCTCACCATAGCTAAAATCAGGCGTATTATCGCTGGTAGTAGCGTTGATGAATTTTAATTCACCGTAAGAAAATATAGGACTGTTAATTGCCATATTACGCTATAACTGGTTGAGGATCAATTAAAAAGTAATCTGTTGCATCATACGCAGATACAATCAATTGTACTCTGACTTTACTTGCCGTCGCTGGATTTACAGTTACTTGCAAATAGTCCCAATCGTCTGCGTCGGCCGCATCTGCAATATCTATTTCCGTACTGAATGCTTCGGTTTGAGTATATTCAGTCGTATCATCATAACTATCAACATACGTTGCTTTAAGATATACGTTGTCTTTTGCTGTAGTATCATTTAAGGTCTGTCCGAGATCGTTGTATATCCAGAATTTAATGGTTTGCGATCCTGCGTTTAATTGAAATTCAGCGTCAAAAACAACTGTTTTCCAATCATCAATCGAAGGAACGAAATTAACAGAAGGAGTTATCTTTAAAACGGTGTCGGATAGTTTCTTATTTGCATTTGTGGATGTTACCGCAATAGATTCCCATGTGCCTCCAAAAAACCATGATTTGTGATTGCCGAGTATTTTTTGGAAGTTTTCAAAAGAAACAAGATCGGTATCATTGTTTGTGGGAAACAAAATATATCCATTAGTACCACCCAAAATAACATCCGTTCCAACTATCTTACCCCCAAGTGTTTCGATCTCCTCATCTCCGTTAGCCATTTCAGAGCCAAGATTAACATTTTTTAATTTTGTAGTTATCGCTTGATAAATTGCACTATCGCCACAGTTATAGATAGCGCCATCAACAAGCGTATTAAATCCCACATTTGAGGAGAATGGGGAAAACCCAACCTGCGTCGATCCTGCTCCACTGCCTTCAATAATAAATCTTGACAAACAAAACCGCGTATAGCGTGAAGTAATTATAGCTGTGTTTTGGGACGATTGTTTTAAAATACATCCTAATAACTGGTTACTATTACTTACGGTGACGCAGATAATTCCGGCAGTATCTGCACTATTTTCAAAATAAAAATTTCTTAAAGAGAAATACAGATCAGATGAAAAAACTAATTGATATGCCTCATCATTAAAATCTATTTTTGGCAGGTCATGAGCATCTGCATCCCACCCAGCATCAATACCCGCTTGTGGTCTATCTGCGTAGTCCTCGTCGGCTTCAATCTGAAATTTACCGCTCGTACCAGTAACAGTAGAACCTGCGTATTCGCGGTCAATCAAAAATCCAACTGCTGTAGCATTAGCTGATAATTCGGCGTCTCCTCCTCCATCTGACGTTATATTATCGTTATTTACCCATGCAGTTGCGGAATCAACAACAGCCTGTATAGTTCCCGTAGTATCCGCATTATCAACAAACGCCCAGACCTTACCTTTTTTGGTTTGTGTGGTGTTTGTGAGTATTTCCCCTACAGCAAATTCAGCACCCGCGGCCATGCCATCAACAGTAAATTCCCATAGAATGGCTGTTATTAAATATTTATGTCCATCCGGAGCAGTACAAAAACGAGCACCATGAGCACGCAGTCCGGGCGTTATTCCCACAACGTTATCGATTATCCTTGATCCGTTTGTCCAGTCGGCTTGTGTAATGGTTGTATTTGCAATTGCAGCTCTCGGCCAACCGATATGATAAGCCGGTAATGCTGCTGTACCGTCATCCGTTGGCGCTATATCCGCGTTAAGACCTACAACTCCTTCATCGTATTCAGACGTTCTTCGATACCAGACCTTTGTTTCCGCTGCATGATTTGTTTCGAGTCCTGTTTTTATTGCTGACGTACCTCGCCATGCATCGGCAGGAGTAGACCCGTCATTCCCTCCGCTTCCAAGTGCTGTAGAAACATATTTATGTGTCCAAGCCATTATTTACCCCCTGACCCCGGACGAAGTGTATTCATCAATCGGACACTGAAAATTAACGTACATATTTCTGCCAAGTTCTGTTTCAGTAATCATACGTTGCCAGCCAGAAGCATAAAATTCAGCATGGCATTTACACGTTGTATTGGGGCAAGTTACCATTTCTGAATTATCAATTTTAATTGGTGATTGTCCACATTCGGGACAATTCCACAATGGTAGCAAAACGGTATCATTTAAAAGAGTTACTTCTTCAACAGCAAGTTTTTCATTCATGACAATAGATTTTATATCACAAATGCTGATTTCATTATCTCCAATTTTTACAAATTGGTTGGCATGTAATTTAATATTTACTGTGTGCATTATTTACCCCCTACTGTTTTAGTTGGTAAATCACCTGGAAAATGTTGTCCATTAGTAAAATATTTTTTCTCTTTCAACACTGCGTCTATTTCGAATTGCGTATAAACCTTTTCCGGCACTGGCTCTGGTTCATCAAACTGCTGTTGGAAATAAGCAAATTTTCCCGCCAGTATCTTTTCATCTGGTCTCTCTTTACCCGGCCAGTAGAACGTCATGTTTTCTGTCTTTTTTTCGTCAGTGCTCACCTTCTGGATAGTGACATCCCACCCTGGCCGATAAGTAAGACTTTCTACTTTGAGAATTTTAATCATACCATATATCCCTTCGGGAAAAACTCTCTCCAATAAGAAGCGCCGTATTCATGCTGTATAATAGCACTTGTGTTTTTCTTCCATGAAAAAACATTGTCTTTGCCGTTGCACTGAATCAGTTTCAATCCGCTTGACTTTTTAACCGTACACGCGAGCGCGGGCATTTCTCGCGGAATCCCTGACAATTTCCAATTTGCATTCCAGCGTTTGAAAAAATCTTTTGCCTTGTCACTCTTTGTGAATCCTATAAAAGCCCCGTAGTATATCGCTATCGGTATTGTCTCCCTTATCCTGTGCATGGCGTATCTATAATACGATAACGGTATTCTGTCAAACCACCTGCCGTATATGTTGAGCATAATATCAGCGCCATCCAATTTATCAAAAACCTTTTCAATTCCTTTCCTTTGGATAATCGAATCAGCATCAATGTAAATAGTTTTGTCATACGGTGAATATTCTATCATGGTTGTTTTTATTTTTCTGTTGTCGATTGTCATACAAGGAAAAAAAATAAAATTTACATTATTAACGTCTTTCCATTTCGCGCACCTGTCCTTAATATTCGTTAAAATGGTTATAGGTAAATCGGTGTATTGCCTCGAATATGCAAAGGCATGAGCTGCCATGCAATCAAATTTTTCGCCAAAGGCAACACCGATTAAACCGTTCATGCTTTAACCGCCCTCAATAAAAGATAAAAACCGTTTTTGCTTGCTGGCATGGTAGCCTCTTCTCTGATCTCAAATCCGGCACTGCCTATTAATTCAGACAAAGAACTTTTATCATATAACCGTATATGCTCTTTAGATAAATGTCCTCTATCAGGAACGGATACAATAAGCGTTCCGCCCGGACTTAACACTCGCAACATCTCATCGACAACGGCTTTGTCATCAGATACGTGCTCTAATGTTTCCCCGCAGATAACGCAATCAAAATAATTAGATTCTCTCGGTATCCTTTCGGCCTTGGCAATGGTTAAATAAACAAATTTATTTAATTCAGAAAGTCTTTTTTCTGCCAGACTGATTGTGTTTTCACATATATCAATACCGTGAAGTTCAGTTATGAAGTCTTTGTGTCCAGCAAGAAACAATGCAAGGCCGCCTGAACATCCGACATCAAGCAACCTCTCACCGCACACCCTGTCTACGATCCATCCATGCCTTGCAACCTGATATTTGTGTTTCGGGTGCTTTGGGTCAAAATATCTTTCCCAAGTATTAAATTGTTTCATTGATATGCCTCGTTAAATGTGCAGTAACAAATTCAGGACAGCAATATTTTTTCGCCCATTGGTATTGTTTCTCCGCAACACCATTTCTGTATTCTACATTATTTATAAGCATTTCAATATCATCGGCAAAGCTGAAATAATCGGTTAACACAATAGGTGGAAAAGGAAAATATCGTTCCGTTGAAGTTACGTCCATAGTAGTAACAACACAACATTTTAAAAACATGCCCTCGATGCCAGACTTACCAAGCGCGCCGTTGTATTGTATTTTGTTGCCAAACCTGCTCTGGTTTATACAAGGATTGTTTTTTGTTAATTGATCTATAAAAATGTGGGCTGTACTTTTTTCTTTTAAGCAATCTTCCCATGATAACTTTGAAAGCATTTTATATTCTATGTTATATCTTTTCGATAGCTCTTTTATTACGGATTTTATTTGATCGGTTCCTTTGAAATTATAAACCGCTTTTTCCCCCGGAGAATGACAAATTACAACCCTGTCAGTAGGTTTATTTATTTCTATTTCCGGTATCGTAATTGTCTGGTATGCTGGTATATACGGAACGGTTAAATAATTATGCAGGTCTGGCATGGCATAAACGGGAATCTTGTTTTCTTTGACATAGGCATTGCACCATTCATTGTGTACGCAGAAATTGGTATCACTGAAAATAACTGCCACGCTTTTAAATTTCTTTTCTTTAAACCTTTTAGAGTACCTTTCAAGTGCCTTCATTCCTATAATTATCAAGTGCTCTGCGTCGATTTCTTCGGCAGATAGTCCGTACATGCGTGCACCTAACGCGCGCACGAGGTGTTCAGCGGCGAAGTATTTCCCATGTGGTACTAAAATACCAATGTTCATTTAAAGTTCCCATATCCGGTATACAGAGTTATAGGATATTTTTTTAATGCTAACAGTAAATTATTATGGCGCTGTACATCAACTCCAATCCGCTGCCAGTGAAATTGAACAAATAATGTTTTAATGAATCCGATAGTATCATCGGCGATCATTTTCTCAAGGATGTCATATTCGGCACCCTCGATATTCATTTTTACAATTATGTTGTCGTCCCTTTGGAATCGGTCTAAAACCCAATGAGAGAAATCTATGCAGGGTATTTTTTGAGGATGTTCTTTATCAAGGTTGCCAGTCCGCTTTTCTTTATATACGGATGAACCCTGAACTGCTGCCGGATTCTTTTTGCTCACATAAAAATTCAATTCGCCATCATATATCCAGGCTGCCTTGTTAATGGTTGTAACGTCTGATCCATAGTTAAATCCTCGTAAGTGTGTGTTACACTCAAAGGCATATATTTGAGCACCGGGTTTATACATAGAACTTTTCCTGAATCTATTGATGTATAAACCTCTGTAAGCTCCAAGATCAATATAAACATTCATTACAACCCCTTTGCTGCGTCGCCAAATTCTTTGTAAATAGGAGCCGTATCAAGTCCCAATTCCCTGAATCCCAAAAGATAGTTTCTTATTCTGTCCTGTAGCTTCAACGGATACGGAATTTTAGAACCTTCACAATGAAACAGGTGCATCCACACCATTTTCGGATGGCAGAAAACCTTGCGTCCGGCCTTCCGATATTTCTCCTGTATGTACCCGCTTTCGCCGCCAAACCCACGAAATTCAGGATTGAACCCAAGCCATGACGACCGCCTGCAAGCAAAAAAGCCCGCGCCCATACCCCACACCTCAACAGGTTCTTTCGGCAGCTCTGTCACCGCAGAAGACCATATACCCCACATTTGTTTCCGCCACACCGGCTCCCAATTTAACGAGTATTTTCCACAGCTCGAATACATCAGTGGGCCGCCGTAAAAGTTGTCCCCCTCTATAACGGCATCAAGAGCGCCTGGCTTAACAAGGATGTGGGAATCCATACATAGTACAAATTCCCCTTTGGCATGCTCAAAAACTTTATTTTTGGCATGGCTTACACCCTGTATCTTATTCTCACAGACGTATCGCACCTTGTCTTTACCATTGTTTTTTACCCATGCCTCAAGCGTTTTACTGCCGAAATTATCAACGATTAATATTTCAGCGTCCTTCAAATCGTGATACATGCGAAGTGATTGTACGGTAAAAAATACTTCCGTAAAATTGTTAAAACATGGCATGCCAATTGTCCACTTCATACTATTGTCGCCTTTTCTTCTGGTTGTGGTGTTATTGCCCTTTCAACTTTTGGCCGTCCGCGTTTCTTTTCTTCAAGCGGTTTTCTATCAATAAAACCATATATCACCAGCTTTGTAATCTTGATATAATTATCCGTCTCGATAACGTCCCCCACTTTGTATTCTTTCTTTTTGGGATAATTAACAATTTCGCTGTACGGCTTTACGATTCTAAATCGCATACATTCTCCTTATAATGGCTGTTGAGTTGTTGAGGAAGTTGTCGTCGGAACCGGTGTTGTAGTCACTGGAGCCGGTGCTATTCTCCATATACGAATTAAATACAATTTGTCTTTTCTGAATATCCATTCGTGGTCAAACCAGCGATCTGCCGTAACCCGCAGAAAACCCTGATAACGGTAAGCGTCAATTTCTATCGCATTGGGACCGAGAACGGCAACACCGCCCTCGCGTATGATTGCGTTGGTTGTGGGTGCATGATCCTGAACACGTACCAACTGCGCCGCTTCTGTCTGCGTATAATAAAACCGCAACTCTTCGCTCCAGGTTAAACGTAAATCCATATCAGAGTACGGAGAATAAAGATGTGGCGCCTCGGTTGTCGTTGTCGGCCCCCTTGTGGTAGTGGTCATCGTGGTGCTGGTCGTGGTCGGGTTTTTTGTGGTAGTCGGCGCAAGCGTAGTTGTCGGCGGTAACGTAGTCGCCGGAACCGAAGGTCTGCGCCTGTTATGTATATCTACCAGCCAGCCCCCGGTATACGATTCGATGTCCTCCCATATTTGCAAACATGCCGCCGAAGTAGTGCCGGTCAAAAAAGTATCAATGAACTTTATGTGCATATATCTGTCTGCTGGCGTTTCGATAAGAACATCATACGGCACGCCATAAATGAGAGAATCCAGCGCCATGTGAGAACTGAAACAATCTCCCTGGTGGATAGCCGCCATATTATTTGTTATAACACGGCCTGCATCGGTCATGTAATCCGTATTATAATCTTGATTATAATTCTGTCGTCTGAAAGTGCCGTGCATCATAATAAACTCCTATATATAAATTTTAATTATTTTCAAAGTAAAGGAAAGGCTCCGAAGAGCCTCTCCTGAAAAACCGTTACGCAACGGTCACATAGGCTCCGTCATCAATCGGAACGTAAAAAACCTTCCACGCGACACTGATTGTCTGCGCACCGGAAAGAACAAACTCAATAGCGCCAATCGGAACTATTGAATCCCTTGTCTGCCCCTGCGCTGCTCCGGCATTTACGCCGAAGGTAGCTGTTGCAATCGTGCCGTCAATAGTCAGCAGAGTACCAACCTCAAGCCCTGCCGCTGCAAGGGCTGCGCTCATTGCGCTGGTAGTTCCCGTAGTCGGGTTCGACTGGAGGCTGATATTTGTCGCACCCGAAGCTGCGACGGTTATCTGGCCGATTATGTTGGTTATCGCAACACGGCCGCCAACAATGTTGAATATCGGAGTGTTACTTACTCCGGTAAAAACCGCGGCCGCACGGTCAAGCATCAGACCGTATCTGGCCTGCCGGGAAGTCTGTAGTATCGCCCTGTTTCGTATGTTATTCATAGTTTCCTCCTTATACTATCGCCGAAATAGGTATCTCTTGCGGATATGCCTGTCTCGGAAGAATGACCAGAATACCACACAGTACCGCCGTCGCATCGACCTGCACGATATGTAACCGTACAAAGTGATTACCGCGCGCACCGTTTACAATGGCGTTTGTTACCTCTGCCGGGTCAACCGAAATCTCGTACAGATCATTAGCTGCTGCCGTTGTCACAAACCCTGCGTTTGTTGCGACTGTTTCCGCACCCCAGGTATTCCCCGTACCGACCATGCGCCGATACCGGAATGGAATAGCCAGCGTGTTGCTCGGCGTAACATTGTCGCATGCCTGAACCGTGACCGTGCCCGTACCAACCGCGCCCGCGCCTTTGTGAATAATGAATGTTACCGAGTGCTGGTTGGTAACGTTAATTACGTCGGAGTCCAGGGTCATCGCGGCACTTGCCGGAGGAAGACCCTGAACAACGTTTGCGTTTTCTGTGAAAATATTTCCGTACATAATGTACTCCTTATAATAAAGTTAATTGTTTACAATTACGGCCTTGCTGCCAGTGTTACGAACGGACTGTACGTTGTGCCTGAACCGTCCGCCGCTGCAATCGTTGTATTCCACATTGGCTGTCCGTCAATGCGAATAACGAAACGAAGCACAGTCTCATCATTAAGGAAACGAACGTGAATTGAACTTGCCTGGTCCATCCCGCCCTTTTCAGCGATAAGATACTGCGACAGATCACAGAAAGAAATATCGCCAACCGCCGAAAGCGCACCGTTGTGTTCGGTGACGTTGACAGGTTTTCCCATGAGTGTTCCATAAGGTGAAGCTGAAGCCATCCCCGCGGGCATGTACACAGGCACGCCACCGAAGCCGATGGCCAGCGCCATTGTATACAACTGAGGAAGTACAGTCTGGTTGATGTACCATTCTGCCTTTGGCATTGAACTTGCAACCATGCGGGTATACATATTGACAACATTCTCATACAGAACGGTATTTGCAAGCTGTCCGGGTTCAATCGCAACAGTAACCAGTGAAGGATGTCCCTGAATACCGATAGGCTGTCCGCCGCCAACTCCGCGCGCGATAGCCTCATCGATAAGCCATGAGAACTCTTCGGCAAAGGCTTGACTTACAATGCTGTTCAGCGCGGAAGCGTCCTGTAAAAGTTCATCGGTAAGCGCGCAAAGCGCCGCCAGCTTTTTCAGTTTCAGCTCGATCTGCCGAAATTTAGGATGTGAATACTCTTTCAGCCCGGCCTCTTCAAGCCAATATCCATTCACGCCGCCCCAGCGGTGTCCGGTGACCCTGCTTGATTCGGCAACCGCATTCATGGTAAGCGCGTTTGAATTGGAACTAATTGGAATGCGCCGACATTTCTGTGCGAAGGATGTCTGTGCAAACGTAGTTTTGAAAAGCTCGGTTACGTGGTCGGTTGTAACGAAAAACCCACCATCAGCCGGAACAAGCTCGCTCATACCGGTAATGACGCGCTTCTCATAAATGGCCTTAATATTCTCGCCAAGCGGGGTTTTCCGACGATCCACCGCCGCCGCCGGACTCTGTATTGTCGTTGCGTTCTCGGCTTCGAGTGTCTGCAAACGCTGCTCTGCATCAATCTCGGCTTTCATCGCATCAACCTGTTTATTCAGCTCTCCCCAGCGGACACCCTCGGCCTCGGTCATTTTCTTATCTTCCCGCGCCTCTGCCGCCGTAGTAACTGACCGCATCTCGTCAATTGCTTTTTTGCGGTCTGCGATCATTTTCTGTATGTTCTTCATACATACTCCTTTTCTAAAACGGTTAGTATTGTTTTGTTTAATTCCAATTTATTGCATGCCTTTTGCCTTTCCTCGGCTACAAGCTGTTCTGCAAAGTAATCCTCGTAATCTTCTTTTACAGAACGCGCCACAACCTTTGTTTGTGGATACGCAGGAAACGCGGTGGGACTTACTTCGTGTAACTCAACATCGACCAGCGTTCTCACGACATTAGCCAGGTCGGTTTCGTCCCACTCCTGCTTTCTCACATTAAAAGCAAACGACATTCCATCAACATCGCCACGCGATACGGATACGGCTGCATCGCGCCCATATTGAGTATCTGGCAGATCAAGTTCAAATCTTAAACCCTTATCATCTTCCTCAAGCCGCAACGTATTGTTTTTGGTGGAACCTAAAACCATATCGGTATTATGATTCCACAGCGCCCGGATATTACCACCCTTTACTGATTCTTTAAACGCACCGCGCTTGACCTTTTCGCGGAACCCGTAGAGCGGTTTTGACAGCTTGTCAAATACCGCTGCATACCCGCGCAGAGTTTTCTTTTCCCCATCTGCCCGCAGTTCAATTCCTTCACAATCGAAAAAACTTCTCGTTAATGGCATATTTTACTCCTTATGTTCAACCGGGGTTTTTATCAATCTGAAAATATTCTCGCAATGATCTAACCAGAAAAACGGCCTGTTGCCGATTGTTTTTTCAAACCCCTCTTTTACGAACTTCAAATCATTCTCGGTTAATAGCAAAATGGAGCCGTCCTTCAGGTTGTCAATCTGTGAAATACAATCTTTGCACTCAAGATAGCACCCTATGTCTTTCTGTTGCGCACCAGCAATTTGAAAAATATTTCTAAGCATTTTCTTTTCCAATTCACCTTTGGTTGCCTTTAGCTCTCCTCCTTCAAGTGGTATAGAAACTATTTCTTTAGAATCTGAAAACTTAAATTCATACGGCTTCGCCATTCTTACCCTCCGGTTTTTTTTCTGGTTTGTTTTCTTCTGGCATCTTACCAGCGTTTTTTGCATCGATCATATTCATCGGCACAAGATACATTTCACCGCCCTTATCCGGCAGCGGGTTCATGTTTTCTATTTCCCTCACATCGTCCGCAGAGAACCAACCCCACTGACGCGCAATAGCATACGCGGCATACCGCTCTGATAGTTTCCCACGGAGTAACCCCTCAATAAGAAACTCTGCAAAATGCACCGGGTCATCGACAAAGAGCTTCTTTTTTATTTCCTGCTCCCATTGTACCAGGTACGGGCGCAAAGTAAACGTCACAAATCCTATGGTCATCTCTTCAATGCCGGTTCCCCAGGATGTGGATTTTTCCAAGTGCTGGATCATGTGGAGCGGCACATTATAGATTCTGGCGATTTCCTCAACGGTGAATTTACGCGTTTCGAGATATTGTGCGTCCTCCGGCGGTAGTCCGATGCGCTCAAACTTCATGCCCTCTTCGAGAAGCATGAGCCGGTGACTGTTTCCAAGCCCCTCGTAGTTTTCCCTGAATTTTGTTTTGATGTCTTTTTCGGATTGTTCTTTCAGGCGCGACGGGTGCATCAGCACGCCGGCGGGGTTCGTGCCCTGCCCGAATGTCCGAGCACCGAATTCTCCGAGCGCCTGCGCCATTCCTATTGATTCCCGGTGTACCTGGATGGGGGACTTCCACTCGAATTGACTTGACTGCAATGAGGGAAAAACAATGCACTGGTCGTATGACAATACCTTTTCGGGCTTACCAACTCCCATATCAATCTTGTAAAACAGCATTTTGGTTGTTTCTGACACCGTTATTTTAACTTTCCACGGCGGTATCGGCCATAATGCCTTTACGGTGAAGTCTGGATTACGCTCAATTTCGGCGATTCCGGCGCCCCAAAGGTTCTGGAAAACACTCATCAAACTCAAAAAATCAAATGAAGTTTGCAGCGGATTCGGCGATTCTTTGAGAATATTATAGTTTTCATGTTTTGTAGCACGCTCTTTCCCCCGCGGATCAAGCCGTTTATACGTAATAAGCGGCAGGGAAGCGGTTGTCCACGCGAGCACGCGCACGCACGCCCACAACGCGGATATGGAAAGAGCGGAATCTTCACTGACCACGGCACCGGACTTTGTCTTTACCCCGAAGTCGGCAAACAGCCACGGGTTTTCTCCGATAGTGCCGGATCCGAACGGAAGTGATCTTTTTTCCACAAATAGGTTTGTAAGGAATCCCATTTTATTTTCTCTTCAATGGTAAAGCCATGTAAGAAATAAAAACGCCTGCGGTGATTAATGCCGCAGGCACATAGATTAAATAAACCCCATAGAAAACACACGCAAAGCCGAGAACAAAGAAAACATCAGGAAGGATAATTTTGAAAAACTGCTTTATTTTCATATTCCCCCGGAAAGAAAAAAGCCGCTGACGGTTGGCCGCCAACGGCTTGTAATTTCTATGTGCAGCGGTTAATTACGCCGCTGTTATCCGGTAGACATAAATGTCTATTTAATTATATAATACGATATTTTTAATTGAAATGTCAAATTATTTTTTAAATAAATAAAAAAGGCTACCGGGAATTATCCCGATAGCCTCCCGCGCGCGCGTCCCCGAAGGGGTTATTTTTTGGCTATTTTGGCTTTTATTTTTTCCATAGCCTTGAATATTTCGCCCAGCTCTTTCAATCCTTGATACTTGTTTCTGAAATATTCCAGCTCCTCAAGTGCATCCTTAAGCATGTTTGAATATAAATCCTTATCGCTCAAAACGTCCACCATTGTTCTGTATCCGGTATCTTCCCCGAATCTGTCTTTTTTGAGGGATACAAAACAGCGTACCGGTGGACGGTTTTCATAGATAACATCGACAATGATATTAATAAACATCCGCGCCTGGTGCAGCCTGAATTTTTCCGCAGCAACAGTATTATCCCATTCGAACTGTTTGTGCAGCGGTGAACTTTCCGGCCTTGCGGCCTCGACAACATCAACCGGTCTTAAAATGCCGCCATTATCGTTGTAGATTTTTTTAACCTCCTTGATAATGGTTTTATTCGTTATAACACTTCGTTTCATAGAACCTCCTTAAGATTAAAATTATAGCCGTGCCTGCCGAACCTGACCACACCGTACCTCACCCTACCAAACCAGACCTGACCCAACCTGCCGTAACCTACCCCACCAGACCAGACCGTACCAAACCACACCTTACCCCACCACACCTGCCGTACCTTACCGTACCGTACCTCACCTGACCGTACCTTACCCAACCCCACCTGCCGTACCAAACCGTACCTTACCCCACCACACCTGCCGTAACATACCATAACTCAACGGAACACAACGAAACAAACCCCAACCCACCAAACCTGAACCCACCACATCTGCCAGACCGCAACATACCTTAACGTACCAACCTCACCCCATCTGCCACAACATACCTCAACTAACCAAACCTCACCTCACCGCACCTGACCGCCCGTACCGTACCTGCCGCACCAAACCTAACCGCACCCCACCTGCCTAAATTTACTTACTTGCTATCTTGAAAAGTCCCCAACCCATCCCGCAACTTTTTGTCGAACTCGGCCTTCCTTCCAAAAGACCAACCTGCGAGCCAACACGCAACAGAAGATTCGCAACATCCGCTGAAGAAAACATGTCTTCATCATAACGAATACGGACAGCAGCGTCCCACTTTTCAAACATCGGCCTGATACGAATATCAGCACCGCCATTGTCGTTGCGTACCTTCGCTTCCAGCTTGCGCGGTTCGCCATTTAATTTAATGAGCGGCGTTCCGTCTTCGAAATCCACACCGTCGGCCTCAATGAACAATCCCAGCTTTGCATGAGTCATTGTAAACCCAACCAAGGAACACGCCCTAACCATCGCGCTCCGTATTGCCGTCGCCGGAAGCCCAATCCACCCCTTGCGTGAACCGTTACGATACGTGGCGCTCTCGTAACACTCGTTGAAGTCTTTAGCCTCTCGCTTCGACCCCTTCTTACTCTGTGAACCCGCTTCCATATTTTTCATCATTTGCTCCTTAGCCTTGTGTGAAAATTTATTCATCACAAGTGGAGCCGTACCCTCGATCTTGAAATTAACTGTTCTCATTTTCGGCGCGCTTATTTCGACACGCTCGATACTCTTTTTACCCATAAAACAACTCCTTTAAAAAAAGGCTGGTTCCGCTTGCGTAGGCTGAGGACTACACAAGCGAATAACTATTTTGGGATAGTTTTTGAACCAGCAATTTCGACATGGTATTTCCTCAGCTACATACAATATATATATAAAACTCAAAAAGCGCAACTATTATTTTATTTATTTTTCCTGCACTCCGGGCACCGCTCATTCGTGTACCCATACCACCTGTGCCCGCACTTATCGCAGAGCTTCCAGACCTTCTGGCCGCCGTGGTTTTTCTGGATTGAACGCTGATAGTAGTATTGTTTATCGCTCATATAAAAAATATCCTTATTTTAAAACAGCATTTTATTTTAAACACCCGAATCTTTACACCAAGATATGTTTTGTCTTTATAAAAACATTCATGTCTTAATATCTGAAATCGTATTCTCATATAAACAATACCTCTAATCATCAAGACGAGACATGGCATTCCTTAATAGTATAAAGGCTTCATCTGATTTTTTCTGATTATCAGCCTCTTTTGGTATTACTATGCGAAATCTTTCCTTGCTTGATTTAAAAAAGACTTGTATATTATCCATGCGATTACATCCAGTATTTAAAGTATCCTTACACTTACCAATATAATAACAACCACATTTTCTACATTTTCTCATATAAACAATACCCTCCCCGTACCGTCCTCATTTTTCGTCATTGCGCGCACATGCGCATTAATTGTCGCCGCTATTGGGTCGATCCGCTGCTTCGATTTCTTCTTGCTCAATATTAAATTCTGGTTCCGGTCAACCTGCTCTGCTATGGCATTGCCGACCGCCCAGGCAAGCACCGGGTTGCCGTCATGCACCACGCGCCCCAGATAAACCATGTCCCGGAAATCTTTTGTCGGCTCTGATAGCGTTTTAATTCCCTGCACAATCTCAACAACCGTCTTTCCCTTGTCCTCGAAATCTTTTCCGATCTGCACCGATCCCCACGGGTCTATGCACACCTCTTCAATGTACCAACCTTGCTTCTCTGCCTTATCCAGAACATATTGCAGCACTTTCCGGTAATCTACCACCGGTCCCGGAGTCGCTGTGATCCACCCACCTGCAATCCACCTGTCATAGGGGACCCGTTCCGTTTTCATTTTCTGCCGAAAAGTGTCCTCTGGCATGAATGAATGGCTGAAAATATGGTACTTATCGTCGAAAAAGAACTCAAAAGTAACGCTCGTTAAGTCGATTTTAGCCGATAAATCCACCCCGACATAGCACGATTTACCCGTTAAATCAGGCAAAACGGCCTTGCAGGCCGCCCATTTTGCCATATTCATATAGCCATTTTCGCGCTGATTTACCCAAATATCCATGCTTTTAGTAAGAAAATCCCTCATTTTCTCCGGTTTATCCAGTGCAACCTGCAGCTCGGCGCGTATAGAGGCCATGCCCTCTGCCGTTTTCGTGTTAATCGGATTCGCCTTTACCCAGACATCCTCATTTTTAATATCGTCGGTTAGTTCTCCCTGCTCGTCCCGATCCAATTCACACACGATAGCAAAATACTGGTCGTTCTCTATAGGATTATCCGGGTCAAGAATTTTACTCACATAATCATATTCGTCTTTGTAACATGGATGATTTAAATCAAAGCCGGCAGTCGTGATTATAATTAAAAGCGGCTGAACACGGGTTTTCATGCCAGAAGTGAGCACATTGTAGTATTCGTCGGTCTCATGCGCATGATATTCATCGATTATTCCGCACTGCGGGTTGCTACCGTCACCTTTTTTCTTGTCCTCCTCGCTCATCCGGGCAAAAGTACTATCCGATTTGAGGTGCCTTATAACGCCATAACTTACCTTAAACCGGTCTTTTATCGGCGGATTCAGCTTTTTACAGCGCCTTATTATCAATTCCGCCTCTTCCCACACGTATTTAGTCTGTTCTCTTTTCGTCGCCGCGACCAGCACCTCGGCGCATTGCTCGCCCATACACGCCATTTCATACGTTCCCAATATAGCTAAATCCTGCGATTTTGCGTTTTTGCGGCCTACTTGATAGTAAACATACCTGAATCTACGGTAACTCGTAACCTTATCCACCCATCCGTATATCTGACCAAAAATAAATTTCTCTATCGGCTCCGGGATTTTCGGCTGGCCGGCCAGCGGCCCCTTCGTATGGCAGAACATTTCCATCCATGTAAAAAATCTCTCGGCTTTTTGCTCACAGAACTTATACGGATACTCAGATGCCTCCGATTTCTCCAAATCATTTAAAAACCGCAGGCACGCCCACTTGTGTTTCTGGCAGGCAGGGACGCGCCCAGAAAGAATGTCGTCGCAGTAGGATTTTATTTCTTGTAGAATCAAATTGCTTCCCCAAATTCCTTTTCATATTTATCTTTTTTATCTTTTTTAGGTTCATTTTTCTTTTTAATCGCATTTAATCTGGACAATGGATCGAAGCCGAGAGAACGCCATAAACGTATTTTAGATTCTACGAGCTTGTTTATCTTGTCCTGCAATCCTAATTCATTGATATATATGAATTTTGCCTCATCTGAAAGCCCCTGGCCTTCTAATTTTTTCCTTATTTCCTGCTTCGCCTTTTCATGCCTATCTTTTTCTGCGCTCTGCAGGCAATAATCTTCAAACGCACTACTGTCAAAATCAGTAACAAAGTCAGCACCAGAGTCAACTATCATTTTTACTAATCCATCCCACATTTTTTTTGCCTCTATATCAGCGCATAGACGATCCGATGCAACAAACTCCATCCCTCCTATATGCCATTGTTTTTCAATTTTTTCTGCAAGCGCCTCTTTAGTGTAATGACTCGGGTTCCCGGTCATTATATCAAAAATCGCAGGTTTTGGATTCTTATTGCTCATATTTTTACCCATTCAGTAGGCAAATTTTGCCTTGAAAGCGAAATTCATACGCGGAAGGG